ATGGCAACCGTTAAAGCATACGTTCGTTCCAGCAAAAAAAATAACATAGTAAATGTACGTTTCCGACTATCTACTCCGGGGGCAAAATTATTATATTATGTAAGCGATTTACAGATAAACGTAGATCTTTTCGACAACAAGAGAGAAGAAATAAAATCGAGGGCGTTGTACCCAGATAAAGAGAGACGAATTTTCAACGAAAAAGTGAATGAATTAAAGTCTCTTATACTTCGGACATGGGAGGAAAGAGGAGACGACTACCAGCCAACGAGCGAATGGCTGCGTAATGCCATGCAGCGTAGAGTGAATGGTGAAACACCTGTTAATGATGATTTCTTCGATATATTTGACAAATTCCTAACCTATAAACAATACGATGAGAAGCGAGAGGAACATTATGATGTTTTAAAGCGGATAATGATCAGGTATGAAAATTACGAAATTTTTAATGGAGGAAAATTCAGGTGGAGCCTCGAAATATCTGCATTTGATTTGTCTGATTTCGAAGATTATTTAAAAAACGAGTATAGATTAGCAGAATTATACCCGTCGTTATATGAGGGTGTCAAGAAGTTATCGCCGAGAGGTAGAAATACTATTGCTAACATGATGACGAAGTTAAGGGTGTTCTATCTTTGGGCTGTGAGAATGGGGGAGACAACGACCAACCCTTTTGCAAATTATTCCATAAAGGAGCAAATATATGGGAGGCCTTATTTCCTTACCTTAGAAGAACGGGACAGGGTGTACAATTTGCCCATGCCGAACAATCCTTTTCTTGCCATACAGCGTGATATATTTGTCTTTCAATGTATGATTGGTTGTAGAGTAAGCGATTTGTATAGGTTAACTCGTGAAAACATCAATAACGGGGCTATTGAATATATCCCGACAAAAACGAAAGGGGATAATCAGGAATATGCTCGTGTACCTTTGACAAAAAAAGCTATTGAAATATTGGAAAAGTACAAGGAATATGGAGGACGTACACTTTTCCCCTTTATCTCTGAGCAAAAATACAATGATTCCATCAAGAAGATTTTAAGTATGGCGGGTATCAACAGAAAAGTCACCGTCATAAATCCGGTAACGCAGAAAGAGGAGCAAAAGCCTATATATGAGATTGCCAGCTCGCACCTCGCACGTCGTACATTTATCGGGAATATTTATAAAAAAGTAAAAGACCCGAATATTATCGGGTCTATGAGCGGTCATGTAGAGGGCAGCAAGGCATTTGCCCGTTATCGTGACATAGATGATGAAATCAAGTTAGATGTGTTGAAAGAGATAGAGTGAGTATTATAGCGAATAAATCCTATTTTATGTATTTAAAAGCATAGCAACTAAAAAGCATACCTATTTCTTTTCCGTCACTATTTCTCAACGGAGTGTATCGCATATTCATGATTCCGTCGCAATCTATTTTCTTTACTTCATTGAATACAGCACTCAGCACGTCGTTGTAATCTACATCTTTCCAGCCTCTGATAGAGCGATTCATCTCTTTTTCCATATATACTACTCCCGGATAAGCCGTAACAAATATTTCTTGAACAATAGTATAATTAACTTTTGGTTCGTTTAGGAAAACTTCACACCCCTTGTTTATTAAAAGCGAATAATCGGCAACATGGCTTTTTACTGTATATTCTTGTGTAATACACCCTGTTAAAAATAGGACAAGTATTGTAAATACTATCTTCTTCATGACTTATCTAAATTTGGACACAACTATTCAACCTTTTTAGTATCTGTTATTTCCGTAATTTCCTTGTTAAAATAATAACATGTCTTTGATATAACCTTTTGACCTAATTTGTTATTTCCTCTACAAGTGAAATTAGTACACCAGCCATTATGTTCTGGGACAAATGATGATTGAATTTCGTCCATTCTTTTGTTTACTGATTCCATCTCTGCAATTACCTGTTTCGCACTATCTGTCCACATGTCCATGTTTCGGTAATCGGAACTAACATTTGAAATAAAGTAATTTGATTTTGCGTCTAAAACTTTTAACTCCAATCCAAGATTATAATATTCTTCGTTGTCTGATAGTACGCTGAAAGAGCTATCGAGGGGTGTCATCTCTACAAATTCGTAGCTGTTCCAATCATTCATTGTTTTTTTAAGTTGATCTTCTATTAAACTGCGAGCTTTGTCTTCATTTGTCTGTGTGCAAGAGGCGAAAGCTAATAGTAAGATGGTGAATAAGAGTAATGTAAGATTTTTCATAACTATATGTGTTTGTAAATTATGTTGTAAAACTAAGTTTTTAGTATAAAGAATCATTGTTATATTCGCTATATTTAGAAGCAATAAAACTGTAACCTAAAAATCATTTCTTATCTAATGCGCTTCTCAATATACATATTAAATCGTCTTTTGACTTTATTGTAGCTTCATGTCCGCTGATAATTCTTTCAAGGTCTTGTATCCTCTGGCTAAGTCTATTTATTTCGTTCAGGTAATCATGAGCGCCTGAACTGGTATTCTCTATTGTGACCCTTCCGTCTGGATCAATAATTTTTTGCTGACCTCTTTCCGGCAAAGATATGGAAATATTACCATTATTGATATTTCCATGACTATTTTGTATAATTCCTCTATTGTTATTGTTGCTATCAATAGTGCTTGAATTATTTCTTTCATTAATCATATTTCCCTCTCCTGTGAGAAGCCACACTCTATTTAATTCAGGGAATACAGATAAAATCTTGTTTGCCATTGTGGTTGAAATTTCTTTTGTTTTCCCATTTTGAACATCGTATATTCCTTGTGGCCTACCATATCCACATTTCTCAGATAATGACTTAGCATTTATACCATAGTAATTCAGAATGGCTTCTAATCTTTGTGCGGCGTTCATGTGTTAAATATATATAATATCCAAATATTTTCTGTTTTATCTGTATATTTTGCAGAAATATTCTGTATATTTGTATTGTGTTAATACAACAAAGGTAGTAAATAAAATTAAAAATACAAATACCTAATAAAAGTTAGCTCATTGGCGTAATGAATAACGGAATCGAACACCGAGAGTCGCAATAGCGGGAACGCCGAGACTTGCGACGGGTCGGGGTGAAGTAACGAAGTCGTGACGTGTAAGTAATATCCGGCAATTCGGCAACCGGGCACGCTTCACCAAGTTCAATAAAATAGAAACGAACAAAAAATGGAGAGAGAAAGGGATTGGCAAATTTTGTCAAAAGTAGTTCAGACAGCTTTCCATTATACTATATTCCCCTGCCCGTCGGATTCGGGTTGTAAAACAGACATCTGTTGCAGGGGAACTATTGGAAGATTGCTCATATATAATAATGTGGGTAGTCTGTGATTATTCAATATTTATTTTAAGCGAGTGTCCACAATAAGGACAAGTAGTTGTTTTACTTTCTTCTTTTTCTTCATCGAAAAAATAGCCGACAGGAACTCCATAGAATTTGGCGATTCTTTCTATCAAGTCGACTTTACATATACTTCCTTTATATATAATGTTGTACATGCTTTGGTATGTTGTACCAATTGCTTTTGCATCGGCGTATTTATCAGAACTTTTTTCGAATAAATCTTTAAGTTTAGTTGTGTTCATATAAAGTTTATTTGTTAAAATGATATAAATATATAAAGTTTGTTTGTTTTATTATAAAGTAAACTTTATCTTTGTACTGTCAATGTGATACAAAGATAAATAAAAGCGAAAAAAGCAACAATACCTAAAAGGAGTGAACACTATGACAACGGAGCAATATGAAATGGTTAGCCTGTCGATAAGCGACTATACAATCAACAAGATTCGCCGAGAAGTAGAGAAGCAACTCGAATATGTGGTGAGCGAGCGGATAGGAGAGGACAAATCGATGTATGGAGACCTCGATTTGGACGTAGAGGTTGACGATGAGATATTACCCGTACACGTAATATACGATGCATACGATGGTACGACGGTTACATACGGCGACTATTTCACACCCGATTATGTAGACGGATCCATCGAAGTGAAATACGAGGTCGAGGTGTACGACGAGGACGGTATAGAAATGTGCAAGTTTAATGACAGCTTTGAATTTGAATAAAACAAGAATATGTACAGATTATTTATAGCCATCTGCCTGCTGCTCATGTTCGCCTCTTTTTTCGGGGTAATAGCAGCATTCATCAATGCCAGTATCGGACAGCTCATTATAAGCATGGCTTTCTTTGCATTATCGACATTTGCCCTGTCGGGTGTGCAGGACGAGAAAACGAACTAACACGGGAATGTTACGAGGAGGGAGCCAGAGCCTAAAAAACAATAGGGTCGGCTCCTTTTATTATATAAAAAACAAGAATATGGAAACGATGAAAATACAAGTAGGATTCAGGTGCATAGCCGATGTAAAGCGGATAATACCCAAGCCGAAAGGAGTACGTGGAAAGTGTAAGTACATGATTCGTATGGAGGTTGGAGATGCTTTCTATGACGATATTAAGACATGTAGTGCTTATCGCCGGTTGAAGTCTTACATGAAACAACTGGGAAACTCTCATGAGTATGGAGTTGGTAAAGTATCTGTGGAGAACGATGGAATGCCTGAATGGAGGACATTGGTATGGAGAAAGAGCTGATATTGACTGCCGGAGAATGGGCAGTCGCTAAGGAGTACGCAAAGGGGCTTCAAGACAAAGAGGTCGCAGAAAATCTGGGGAAGTCTGTATGGACGACCAAGACGCAGAAGAAAAGCATATACCTCAAATTAGGTATATCGACCAGCAGTGAATTGACTCTGTATGTCATTTGCCGGTACTTGGGAAAGGCTTTCGATTTGAAAAAGATACGACAATTCGGGGTTTCTATACTATTCAGCCTGTTGTTCGTCGTTGTGCAGGTATTCGGAGACACTGGCGATATGTGCAGGTTGAGGAATGCGAGAGTAAGAGCGCCAATGAGAGTGGAAAAACGATTAAAAGATTAATGGATATGGGAATAGAAGATACAATCATCAAGGTAGTGAGAGATGAAAACAATATGTTGCTCGGAAAATTGGAAGATGTAATTAACCATGCAATATCCGGTATAAAGAAAGGCTATGGAGATATATTCTTGCCTGATTATGTACCGGTTAGAAAGGCAACAGAATTATTAGGGTGCACTTACAAAGAATTGTTGAAGCGTTTGAATGCAATTAACGCCAAGCCTGAAAAAGTCGGCACACGTAACTGTATTACCAGAGATGAACTTTTGAAAATCATGAATTAAATAAGTAGCTATAATTCCATATAAATCAAGCATATTCACCGCCCGTCCGGGAGGATATGCGGTGTATAAAAAGAAACATAACCCTTTAAACAAAAAAAATATGTCAGAGTACGAAGTATTACAGGTTCAAGCACAGCCACAAGTCATGCAAATAGACGCTCTCGAAAGAGCAAATGTAGACACACAAGTAGCCACGGCGAAAAAATATCCTCGGGATATGCGTCGTAGTCTTGATGACTCTATCGTTATGGCTACCCTCGATAAAGAAACGGCACAATCGTGTGGATATGCGCTACCAAGAGGTAACAAACCTATTACTGGGCCATCTGTTCACTTGGCGAAAATAATCGTTTCAAACTGGGGGAATATGCGCACCGAGGCAAAGGTGGTTCAGATTACAGACACGCAAGTGGTAAGCCGTGGCACAGCTTGGGACTTGGAGAAAAACGTGGCAAGTGCTTTTGAGGTTCGTCGCTCTATCATTGACAAAAACGGGAAACGGTATCCAAACGACATGATAACCGTAACTGGCAATGCCGCAAACGCAATAGCCTATCGAAACGCCGTATTTTCGGTTATTCCAAAAAGCATCACCGATAAAGTCTACCAAGCAGCTCAAAGTTTCATTACTGGCGACCTGTCCGACGAAGATAAGCTCAAAAAGACAAGGGCGAAGTGGATTGCGTTTTTCAAAAACGAGTATGGTATTACCGAGGAAGAGGTAATCAAGTTGTGCGGAAAGCAGACAATTAACCAGATTCGAGGAAATGAGATTGCGTTGCTGTCCGGCATTGACCAGTCGCTCAAAGACGGTGACACAACGGTAGAAGAACTTATGAAGCCATACCGAGGTACGAAAAGCAGCAAATTCAAAGATATAGCCGGAGAAGCAGCCGGTGTCAAAGAGGGAATCAATCAGGAAGGAACTAAACAGACACTGTTCGACGATGGAAGCACAAAGGACTCTTGAATGGTACAGGAAACGCCTCGGTTATTTCACGGGAAGCCGCATAGGCGACCTAATGAAAACGAAACGTAGCGGCGACGGGGTCGGAGAATGCGCCATGAACTATATTTACCAAGTAGCGGGAGAGCGCATGCTCAACCCAGCTATGATAAACGACGATGGTTTTTTCTCCGACTATATCACCCAGACCGACATATCGACCAAGCAAATGCGATGGGGAACGGAGAACGAGCCCGATGCCCGGCGCATATACGAACTTAAAACAGGCCGCCGTGTCGTCGAGGTAGGACTATGCAAACACCCCACCATTGCCCATTTCGCAGCCAGCCCCGACGGATATTATTACGATGAGAATAAGCGGGAGAAAGGGGTAATCGAGATAAAAAGCGTGGGAACGGCCACATACGCCAAATACTTCCACAAGATAAAGGACAACGATACCCTCCTGTCCACGGAGCCTAAGTACTATTACCAAATCATGTCCGAACTCATGTGCGTTGAAGCCGATTGGTGCGATTTCATCGTATATAACCCGTTCGAGAAGCCCTCCATGTTTATCAGACGGATATATCCAGATGATAACATCTTCAAGAAGATAGCCGAAAGGATATGCGAAGCCGATGAATTAGTTAATGAAATAATCAATTCATGAAAGACTATGAAATACAGTCAATCGTCAGCCTGCTGGAAAGATCGGCAAAAGCGTTGGAAAAGTCCGACGACTACCGGCATAAAGAGCTGGCAAGATTGATGAGAAATAAAGTCAAACAATTAAATAAGAAATACAATGGACAAAAATGAGATCTTAAATAGCGACTGTGATGTCCGCGTTAGCGTGGCAGGGAATCCCAACACACCCGCCGATGTGCTCACAGAACTGGCAAAGGATAGCGACTGGCATGTCCGCGTTAGCGTGGCAGGGAATCCCAACACACCCGCCGATGTGCTCACAGAACTGGCAAAGGATAGCGACATTGTTGTCCGCTATTTTGCGGCAGGGAATCCCGCCACACCCGCCGATGTGCTCACAGAACTGGCAAAGGATAGCGACTGTGATGTCCGCTATTTTGCGGCAGGGAATCCCAACACACCCGCCGATGTGCTCACAGAACTGGCAAAGGATAGCGACATTGTTGTCCGCCGTTATGCGGCAGGGAATCCCAACACACCCGCCGATGTGCTCACAGAACTGGCAAAGGATAGCGACTGGCATGTCCGCATTAGTGTGGCAGGGAATCCCAACACACCCGCCGATGTGCTCACAGAACTGGCAAAGGATAGCGACTGGTGTGTCCGCAGGAATGCGGCAGGGAATCCCAACACTCCCGTCGATGTGCTCACAGAGCTGGCAAAGGATAGCGACATTGTTGTCCGCCGTTATGCGGCAGGGAATCCCAACACACCCGCCGATGTGCTCACAGAACTGGCAAAGGATAGCGACTGTGATGTCCGCAGTAATGCGGCAGGGAATCCCAACACTCCCGTCGATGTGCTCACAGAGCTGGCAAAGGATAGCGACTGGTGTGTCCGCAGTTATGCGGCATGTAATCCCAAGTTAAAAGAAGTTTTAACCGATAAAAATAAAAGCGATGAAGACTAGACATAATTTCAACAGATGCCTAAGAATGGACTTGGCATGCAGCAGAAACGACTATTTCAGACCTGTATTTTCATATATCCATTTTAAAGATGGTTACGCTTATGCAAGCGATACACATATCTTGGTAAAAAACAATCTATCCGAATGTTCCACATTCACCGATGAAGAAATAGAAAAGCTCGATGGCAAGTTTATAGGCTCAAAAGCCTACAAGTCTATCCTCTCTTACGATATGGTACAAGTTACGGACATGGGGTTTGAATGTATATTGTATGACAATCAAAAAGTTATATACCCATTCTCCGAAGTCTATAAATACCCTGAAATGGAGAATGTAATTTCAGAACATCTAAAAGAGAGCACAGAAGGAATCACAAAGTTACGGATAGATCCTTCGTTCTTCTCCAAGATCGAAAAAGCTCTATTCAATTTTGAGTACGCATATATGCAGCTTTCGGAAGGCAATAAATCTTTGCTCGTTAAAAGCAAAGACAGCGATAGTATCGGAGTCATTATGCTAAAATCAATATAGATTAAATACGAATCATTATGTTTTACGAAATCAAATTGAAAGTCGATAAAGAGAACGACAAAGGAGAGATGAAAGAAGTAATCGAACGCTTCATTACCGATGTAGAACTGTTCGCCGAGGCCGAAGCCAAAGGACTTGAACAGTACAACGGAAATTGCGATGTATTCTCTATCACCCGCTCGAATGTCGTCGAGATAGTCAACGAGAAGGAAGAAGACAAGCCTTTCTACAAAGCCACGTTGATAGACATATTCATCGATGACAACGGCAATGAAAAGGAAACGAAGTACTACAACCTCGTTTGCGCCAAAGACATCACTGAAGCCAACCGCCTCATGCAAGAACACATGAGACAAGGCCTTAACGATATGCGGTTGGACGGAATTGTGAAAACAAAAATCATGGACCTGATATAGGAGTATAATGTTAGACATTCCCGCAAGCCGAGCCGGGTACGTGGTCGAGCACCATACGGAGGAAGGAACTGCGGGGAGAAATAAGCCATAAGTGTTTTAGGTGGTATCGGCAGTGTCGGAATTGGTATACGATAAAGTGTAGCTCTTATAGATAGGTTGGCAATGGCACAGCTTGTATAGGCGTAGCCGTAAAATAAAAATTACCGCTTGACAATTCTCCTCCGAGTTTAGGCATACGAAAGTATCGCACGGTGAGCGCAACCTCACAAATTAAAACTACTAAGTGAAAGTCTTAGAAAAACTCCTATCATGCGGGTTCGAGTCCCGCCTGCCGAACAAAAAGAGAAAGATATGCAATTAAAAGTCTTTACAGCATTCAGCGGATATGACAGCCAGTGCATGGCACTCGACCGGCTCGGAATCGGTTACGATCTGGTCGGCTGGTCGGAAATCGACAAGTACGCCATACAAGCCCATAATGCCGTATATCCTCAATACCGAGACAGGAACTTCGGGGATATATGCCATATAGACTGGGCAAAAGTTCCCGACTTCGACCTGTTCACATATTCTTTCCCCTGCACGGACATTTCAACGGCCGGAAAGCAGGCGGGATTGAAGAAAGGCAGCGGAACACGCAGCAGCCTGTTATGGGAATGCGAGAAAGCGATAGAGACCAAGATGCCGAAATACCTGCTCATGGAAAATGTAAAGTCCCTTACCGGAAGGAAATACAAGTGTTTTTTATCGGCATGGGAACAATACCTTTCCCAATTAGGGTACACGAACCATACGAAGGTTCTGAATGCGAAAGACTACGGCATTCCCCATAACAAGGAAAGAGTATTCATGATTTCGATACGAGACTCGGAATCGTATTATTTCCCGGAACCCTTACCCATTGAAAAGAGATTGAGGGACATTCTCGAATGCGACGTGGACGAAAAGTATTTTTTGAGCGAGAAAATGATAAAAGGTTTCATAAGACACAACATCGCTCACGTAAAAAAAGGAACAGGCTTTTTATGGTTGCCTAAAACAAGTGATGGCACAGCCAATTGTCTGAGAGCTAACGGAGCATTAAGTCCGACCGACAATTCGATAATCGTGGGGGAATATTCGGAACCCGAGATAATACAACGCAGCAGAGGATTCAACAAAGGAGGGACATACACGATACGCCCTGCGATAACAAGCAACTCGTGGCAGGAAAATAACTTTCTGTGTCTGGAAAAGATAAGAAGGCTGACACCGAGAGAATGTTTCCGGTTAATGGGTGTCAGCGAATCGGATATAAACAAGATTCAAAATGCGGGAATAAGCGACAGCCGGCAATATGTGATGGCAGGTAACAGTATCGTCGTAGATGTCCTTTTCCACATATTCCGAAAACTGTTCACGGACAAATCATGCGAATCTATACAAAAGAAACTTTTCTGATAAAAAGACAAAATATAATGGAAGAACAGGCCACATACAACAGAAAACTCAAATACGATGTATTGATAGGGATAGACCCCGACGTGGAGCGTAGCGGACTTGCCATATTGGGACTGTACGACATGAAGCTGACGGTTAACAGCCACCCGTTCCCGGAGTTGTTGGAAATCGTCCGTTCGGTGGCATTCGAAGGTGCGGAACTCGGCCATGTCACCGTGGTATATGTCGAGGCTGGCTGGAAAAACAAATCCAACTGGCACTTGTCACCGAAAGACACACGGGCGAGCGCAGCCAAGAAAGGCGAGCATGTAGGTCGCAACCAAGAGACCGGTCGCAAGATAGTCGAAATGCTGAGGCATTACGGAATACAAGTCATGGAGCAATCCCCATTGCGCAAGTGCTGGCAAGGGAAAGACGGCAAGATCACCCACCAAGAGCTGGAAAGGCTGTGTGAGATGAGCGGGATTATATTCAGATACAATCGCAGCAACCAAGAAGAAAGGGACGCAGCACTGCTCGCTATCACCTGCTCCGGATTGCCCATTAAATACAAAGTCGTTGAATCTAAAATAAACAAATGATATGACAGCAGAAGAATTTATAAAATCGGTAAGCACAGAAGATTGCGCAGGAGGGCATATATACCGTAGAGTTTCAGAAGATGATGCCTTAAAAGCTATTGAGATGACAAGACTCGAAAAAGCGCAGACATTTGTCGGTATGCATGGCTGGATATGCCCTAAATGCGGTAGAGTTTATTCGCCAATGACATCTATGTGCACATATTGCCACAACGAAAACATCATAAATTCACCTTATTGTGGAATGTAAATCAGTATTATGAGTACACAAGTATTATCAATAAAGCAGATGAAGCACTTGCAAGAACTTGGATTAAATACAAACTGTGCAAGTGCATGTTGGGTTAAAGTTACCAAAATTGACGGGAAAGAGGTGGAAAATTGTTGGAGTTTAGCTTTTGGTATTGTCCCAAACAAATTTGACAATATGGAGGCAGAAACCGCACCCACATTCACTTTGCAGGATATTTTGGATTTGTTGCCCAGACAAATGATTGATGAGTATGCAAGCCCTTTAATGATAAAATGCACATTCGATTTACTTGTACAGGTTTGTTATAAAGACATTTATGTCACTGCCGAACATGAAGATATTATCGATGCCGCCTACGAGATGTTATGCTGGTGCATAGAAAACGAAAATCTACACGGATTTCGTATTTGCAATTTATCCAATCAAAAATCAATAAATAAAAATACGCTATGAAAACGAACCAACTGATGAAAAGGCGAATGGGTAACATAGATGTGACCCAACGTACCAAAGACGGATTTTTCTGTGCATCCGAATTGTTGAAACAGTGGAACGAAGGCAACAACCATAAGAAAAATGTTAACCACTATCTCGAAAACAATAAGACAAAAGAGTTTATAAAAGCTCTTATAAATGACGACGATCAAATTCGGAATTCCGAAAAACCTATAAATCAAATACTTATAATAAATAAATCGAGAACCAACAAAGACGGGAGCAAAGAGGCAGGGGCTGTTTGGATGTCGCCCTTACTGTTCATCGATTTTGCAATGTGGATTAACCCGTCGTTTAAGGTTAAGGTGTTGAAATTCGTCTATGACGAAATGATAAAGTACCGCAACGAAGCCGGCGATGCCTACAACAAACTAGGCTCGGCTGTTTCAAAGATCGTTCGGAAAGACTTCATGCCCCAAGCCATGCAGAAAGTAGGCGAAGCGTTGAACTGGATTGTGTTCAACGAGCATGAAAGGAATATCCGCAACCAATACGGCGAAGAAAAGAAACAGCGGGAATTG